CTTCTGAAGGAAGCTGAACATGGTAAGACAAGTTCAGTTGCTGACAGAATAACAGATGAAGCAATGCCATTCTGGCAAGGATGTATAGAACGATTAACTTCTGGACATAACATAAAACCATATGTTGTACACAGATTGTTAAGAGAAGAATATGGTATTAAAATATCAGAATCAGCTATACGTAATCACTTTATGAAAGTAGTAAACAATGAGTAAAGACGTTGATAAACTAATAGCCGAAGCTGAATCACTAAAAATTCAGGAATTAAAAGCTGATAATCTTAAATTACTTAAGCAATTAGATAGAGCTAAAAACAAAAAAGCTGATTTAATTGAAGCTATGTATGATGCTGTGCGAATGAATGTATCTACATGGGCTAAACCTAATGTTCCTAAACCAACGTTAAGTAAAGCTAATAAGAATGAAGAAGTTGCAGTAGCTATATTATCAGATATACAGTTAGCTAAAATAACACCAGATTATGACACAGCAATAGCAGAAAAACGTGTTGTTGCATATGCACATAAGATAGTAGAACTAGCTAATCTTCAAAGAAATGCACATCCTGTTAACAAATGCGCAGTATTAGTTGCGGGTGACATTGTAGAAGGAGAGCTTATATTCCCAGGACAATCACACTTGATAGACGCAAGTCTTTATAGTCAGGTAACAATAGATGGCCCTAGAATATTGACACAGTTCTTTGATGTGTTGTTAGCTAACTTCAAAGAAGTAGAAGTTACATGGGTTATAGGTAATCACGGTAGTCTTGGTGGTAGAGCTAGAAAAGATTATCACCCAGACAGCAACAGTGACCGTATGCTAGGAAAGATAATGTCAATGATATATGATAAAGATAAAAGAATATCATTTCATGTACCAGACAGTACAACAGAAGACCATTGGTTTGGTATAGCAGACCTTGGTAAAGACTGTAAATTCTTTGTATGGCATGGAGATAATGTACGAGGACATAGCGGATTCCCTTGGTATGGTTTCGGTAAGAAATTACTAGGTTGGAAAGCATTAGCATCAAGAAATCTAATGCCTGACTTTGACTATGCAATAGCTGGACACTTCCATACGCCTACAACAATGTATGTAAATGATGTACGTTTATGGGTCAATGGAAGCACAGAAAGCTACAACAGTTATGCTATGGAGCAGCTTGCAAGCATGGGTAGACCATGTCAATGGCTGTTATTCTGTAAACCAGGACATGGAGTAACTGCTGAATACCTTGTAAAACTGGATAAAGTATAGGTATACTACATATAGTATGTCAAATACAGTAAATGAGTCTGTTAAGAGAGTCTCTATTGAGTATGCAGGGTATGGTTCGCAACCATATTTTGTAGTTAATACCGATAATGGTACTAAATTTATACCAATAGAACATGGAGTGACTAGACTTACAGACATAGTAAATAAATAACTTTATTTATTAGCCGTTTTTTCGGAACGGCATAATAAATAAACAAAGAAAGGAATGTTATGACTAATAACAACAAACTGTTGTCCCCATTTCCACAGGAACTTGTAAAAAAAGCACCTGCTGGAAAGTTCGGAGACTACGTACCACACGCTAATTATGTAGAAAGACTACGTGATAGTGGTGTGACATACTCTTGGTCATGTGAACCTGTATATGGTACACATAACGGAGAGCAAAGAATAGTCGGTGCTAAAGGTACTATAACCATAGAAGGTATGGGTAGTTACGATGGCTTCGGTGACGTTGATACCTTTAAGCTTGGCAATGCTAAGTTTAATGATGGTAACAACCTTAAAGATGCTGAGTCTGATGCATTCAAACGTGCATGTATGAGGTTCGGTCTGGGTGTAGAGTTATGGTCTGGTAGTAAGCAGACTGAAGAAGAAGCTACATCCTATGCACCTGATGGTTACACTCAGGAACAAGCAGACAAAGATGCTATGGTAGAAGTTACCAAAGTAGACATGCGTAAAAAAGAAAATAAGATGTCTAAAGAAGATAAAGCTGCAGCTGCAGCAATCATGGACAGTATCTTAGGTACAGAAGCATGAGTCAGGATGTACAATTTATAGCTGAAACAGTACAAGGTATTTGCACGAACGTAGAATCACAAGAAACATTACACAAAATTTTAGGTTCTGCAAATCAATACGTACAGTTAAAGAAGTTTGATACAGATAAAACAAGGTGGACAGATGAACAGCTTGATATGTATTTTGCTTATATAGAAAAGTTAGTAAGTATGCCAACAGTCGTTACACAAGAATCTTTTGATACAATGTCAATAGAAGAAAAGTTAAACGCTGTAGGTTTAGAAGTACAAGAAGTTACTAACAATGTGCAACCTGCTGGAGATATGTTGGGAGGCATAGTAAATAAAATGGAACAACAAAATAAATACAGAGATGACCTTAAGTGTCCTTTCTGTCAACAAATGGTATATGACAATAGAAACAATAAAAAGTCAGACAAAAGTCCAGACTTTGTATGTAGTACTAATGACCCTGTTACCTGTGGTGGTCACAGTGGTAAGTGGCGTAAGTCCTGGTGGGTAGACAACAGTGATATACCTGTAGAGTGGAACTTAGATGGAGAAGTCAAGACAGCACCCAACGATGCTGGTGAAGACTTGTCACCGTTCTAATGAATAGATTACAGCGCAGGGCTGCTAAATCTAAAAAGAAAAGAAGATACCAGGGACTCAGTAAGACGCAGGTTTTACGTCCTGATGTTATCGATAGATAGAAAGGAAAGCTATGATACCTAGTGCATTTAGAGGGGTAAACGTACCCGTATATGTAAAAAGTAAAACACAGTTAGTAGCATGGGCGTTAGAGGAGTTTATGGACTCTGAACCTATAACTAACTGGGAGTTTGTAAGAGAGTTATATTGCCATAGATTTGGTGGGATACTCTTTAACTTAAGAGCAGAAGGTTATGAAATAACTACGCTTAAAACTAAGACTAAGGGACTTGTCAGTTATTACTGCACTAAAGTACCTACTAGAACTACCATTAGCTAATGTTAGAGATAATAGTCGGGTGTTTGTTTCCAATGTTTCTAACACCTGACTTATTATCAGAGTACATAGAATGTAGAGAAGTAAAAGCTCAGGTTCAATACGTAGAACAATGGCACGGTTTAATCTCTACATACTTTAAACCAGAAGATGTTATACAAGGAATGACTATTGTTTATTGCGAAAGCAGAGGTAAAGAAACAGCAGTAGGTCGTAATACAAATGGGACAGATGACGTAGGTCTTTGGCAATTTAATGACAAAACTTGGGCTTGGTTAAAACCTAAGCTTGATATAATAAGTAATAGAAAGAACCCTATAATATCGACAAAAGTAGCAGCTTGGTTAGTGTACAACGATGGTTGGCATCATTGGAATAGTAGCAAGCACTGTTGGAAAGGACACGATAATGCATTATTATCAATCAACACACAATGAAAACACAAATTGAAGACATATACAATATGGTATGTATTGTATGTAACATTACATGTTATTTAACAATCTATCCAGACAATAAAGTTTGTGATTCTTGTGCAGAGTTTATCTTAAATGATATAGAGGAGCAGAAAAAATATGAATAAAAATAAAACATTAAGCATTGTTAATACAAATATATTTACAAACCCACAATACATGAAGACATGGGGTAAACAATTTGTAGAAGCATGTGGTAGTACAGAAATGAACATTCCACCTGATATGGGTAAGTTACGTTGGCTTATGGAAAAGTTTGTTAAAGATTACAACGTACAATTAGGAGAGTTAGGAGAGGAAGAATGAGTGATATATCAGTATCAGAAGCAGATGGCGTAGTTCTTATTAACGAATTAGAAAAACGTTTTGGATTTATGCCGATAATTGTTAAGAATGAAAGTGGTAAAGAAGAAGTCAAATGTTTAGTACCTAAGTTTACTGTAACAATTGACCCTATAAATGAGGAGGAATAATGACTATGAATACAAGATTTGCTAAGTCAAAAGACATTAATATTATTACACCTTTAGAATCTAAAAAAGATTGGCATGCTAAGTTAGAAACTTGGAAAGATAATGCAAATAAAAAAGAAGTCTTTGGTGGTAAAAGATTCTTAGGTCTTAATAAAAACGGTAGTGAAGTATGGATTTCTTACGAGCTTAGAAAAGATAACAAGCAATTAACTATCTCTAGTACACATAACTTAAGTGCATTAGAAAATGATGGAGCTAAGTTAGCACCTAGACGTGTAACTGTTGGTTTAAACAAAACAGCACCAGTTGATTTAATGCGACCTACAACACAAAAAGATATGGGACAAATAACACCTAATACATTACGTTATATAAATAAATTGAGAGATATGGCAGACATGGGAATAGGTAAAGTAAATGGTCAATGTTCATCTCAATTGTTTATGTTAATATCTAATACAATTTATGAAGGTGATTCAGATGTAAACAATGGTGACTGTAGATGGAACGATATACTAGAAACATGGGACTTACCACCAGGAAAGTACCTAACAGTATATGGATAAAGAAGATACATATAGACCTTTACCTACATACATGACTATACAACCTAGTAAAATAGAAGGTCTAGGTTTGTTTACACTTAAAGCAATAAAAGACTTAGAGACTTCTTTAGGTGTAACACATGTATGGTACGAAGAAGTTGGCAGTGTATTTCGTACACCTTTAGGAGGTTTTATTAATCATAGTGAAACACCTAACTGTGAAATTAAAAGATTTGATGGCACAATAGTTAGTCATTTGTTCCCTATTAAACCTATAAAAGCAGGAGAAGAAATTACACTTAAATATACTATGTACTCTGTTGATGGATAACATTGCACAGATAAGAGAACAGGCCTTTATACGGGCTGGAAACGTCTGTGAGTGGGCAAATTGTGACAGTGGTAAATGGTTAGAGCTAGCACACCTTAAAGATATAGGTATGGGTGGCAACAAAGCACGCAAATATAATGTAGATAATACAGCTGTACTATGTAAATGGCATCATGATATATACGATGGACGACAGTCTATGGGTACAAAAGTAGCGTATAGAGAACTGTTAGAAGGATATTTAGATAGACACTCAGGTGTTACTTAGAATATCTACTAGCCCTATAACTTTGTTGGTAAGATTTTTTTTCTGCGCTTTTAGATTTAAAACTGTATTGATTAGCTAATGATGTATTACCTAATTGAAATTGTGTAGAAGCTTTATCTTTGTACATTGTAGCTCTTGCAGCTGATACATTAGATTTACTTTGTTCTTGATTAGCACGCATAAGTTTTTCACGTTCACCCATGCCTTTCATATTAGGATTAGTAACAGTTAGTTTCATTAGTAATCTACACCATATTTGCCAGGTTTTTTAACTGATAAATTAGGTAAATAATTACTTTTATATGATTTTTTATCTATTGGTATTCCTCGCATAGATTTATATTTTCTTATAGCTAATATTGTGTTTAATCTATATTCTTCACCGTATGGCTTTTTTTTTGTTTGAAACTCTTTTAGCCATTACTTACCTAATTTTTTTTTAGCAAATTCTTTTACAACAACTAGAGCAGCTGATGCACCAGATAGTGCAGCTAACTGTAATGCGTTAGCGTCTACACCTACTAGAGGAGCAACTGCTAAAGCACCTATAAATGCTTCTACAAAAGTCCAGCCAGTTTTTTCTAATATTGATTTATATTCTTCACTCATTTAATATCCCTTGTATATTTTATTACTTGATACTGTACCGTATATGTTAGCATCTTTTTTCTTTTTTTTCGGTTGTGACATAGCCCATTTGTTTACATCATAAACGTCTTTAACTATCATAGCAGCTCCTATACCAGGTATTAACTTTGATGCACTTTTAGCTGCAACTTTTACTATAGCTTTACCTTTAGTTGCTTTAGATATAATTTTATTAATTTCACTACTAGGAGTAAATTTAGTTACACCTGTTGTTGGATTAGTTACATTAACACCTGTATATGTTTGTGATACACCTGGAGTACCTGTATAAACAGGTGAATAAATATTTTTTGGTTTAGGACTTATAGTTCCACTTACACCTGCACCTTTTAAACCTTTTGTACCTTTAGCAGTAATAGTTTGGTCAGCCATTGTAACTATTTTACCTTGATTTGGAGTAAATTTTTTTTTCATATAAGTTCCATCAGCCATAGCAGGACCTTTTAATTTTGTAGTTACAACTTTATTACGCCCTTTACGTTTAGCATAATCAGCACCATATTTTTTAGACCATGCTTTAGTTGCACGTGCTGTTCTAGCTTTTTTACGTTCAGCAGCTTCTCTAGCAAATCTAGAGTTTTCATATTCTTCTACTAATCTATAATCTGGTAAAGGCATTAATCTATCTTTCTGCCATCTAGTTTAGCAGAAACAACTTGAAGTTCGCCACTTATCTCTTGTAGTTTATCCATTACTCCTTGTGGCTGTATCATATTAGGTGCTGCTTTGTTACTAAGTTCTATATCTCCATCGTAATCTATGTATGTAACTTCTACATCTTGTCCTGATACTATAGCTTCAGCTACACGAGGGTATACAAGTTTATATGCATCTCTACTTGACCCAATAAATCCATCTTTTTTCACTAAGTTGCTTTCTTGTGAATTACCAAGCAACAAACAACCAGCAGTATTTTCATCTGTATTACCTGAATGCCATAATATCCACTTAAAATTAGGTACATCTTGTACCCATATCATACCTTTGTGCCAATCTGCACCGTATCTAGCTAGGTATTTGTTATGAAATCCACCTTCTTCACGTAGTTTAAGCTTGTATGTACCAGCAGGAATACGTGTTTCACCATATACTTTAACGTCACGTTGTTCATCTTCTAAGGTATAACAAAGAAATGTTTTTTTTCCATTAGAACTATCAAGTAATATGCCTGATGTTGAATCTTTTCCAGAACTAAATCTTAATACTTCTAATTTCATTTCTTTTTAATTTTTTTAATCTTGCCATTTTCTGTACGAGCAAACTTATGTGTCTTAGTTTCTCTAATAAGAGTACCATAATAACGTTTACCACCCCACAACCAACTAACTTTTTTAGACATTGACTACTCCTTTATATTTTTTACACCAAGCAAACTCTTGTACTACTGCATTCCATACTGTGCAGTTACCTGAAGGTTGATAAGCATAACAGTTACTACATTGTTGTTTACCTTTAGGATACAACTGATATGCAGCAGGTAAATTGTTTATATCTTCGTTTTTATTAATTACCATTTAGTTTTATTCGCCCAATAAGCAGCTGACATTTTACCTTTTTTAATATTTTTAGCGTGACGAGCTTTAAAAGATTTTTTTCTAGCTTTATCTTTAGCTGACTTAGGATTTTTACCTGCACCTGACACGCCTTGTTGACCAAATCTAATTAGTTTAAGATTGTGACCTTCTTGTGCAAGAACCATATGAGATTTTGTTGCATGACCTGGAGTACGTTTAGGTTTATTAACACCTTTAAGATTGTGTTTTTTTATTAACGAAGCTTTACGAGATGCATGTGACATATACTAGTACTTATAAGTTTTCTTAGGCTTATTCTTCTTCGCAGGCTTTTTCTTTTTTTGCATAACTTCTCCTAATTATTTTATTGTAATCTATACATCCTATATTACCACAGTACTTAACTTTATTGCGAATAATAGGTTCTCTATTACATTGATTACATTGAATTACCAAATTTAATGTCCATGACCAGCTGCTTCTAAGTAAGCTAATCTAGATTTTAAATCGTTAAGCTCCCACATATTATTGTTAACACTTTGTATTTGTGTTTCTACTCTAGTTAACGAATCATTAAGGTCTTGATACTCCCACTTTTCTAGTAAGTAATATCTATCTAAATCAAACCCACCATCTCTAACCTGTTGCTCTAAGTTATATAAGTTAGCTTGTAATGTAGCCATTTCTTCAGTAAACCTACCAACATTCTGTGCAGCCATCTCTAATGATTGTATCTTCTCATACAATACAGCTATATCATTCTGTACATAAGTAGATTCTTTAAGGGTTACGAACTCATACTCAATGTTATTCATCCTGTCATCAATTCCTGTAAGAGTTATAAGTACAGCGTTAAGAGATTGTATACCAGCACCAACAGAACTCATAAGAGCTATACCAGTTACTATTAAACCTAAATTATCTTTTACTTTTTTTAACACTAAGCCACATTACTATTAGAAATTCAATCATTATCCACCAATTTTCCAGATAATTTCTGTAATCTCTGAATCAATATTTTGTATAATGTTTAATACATCACTAAGTTTGTTGTTTGAATTTATAATTTCTACTTGTAAGTGCTGTAACTTCTTGTTGTAAATCATTAACTGTTTTAAATAACCAACCTACAAGTGCAGCTAAACCACCTTGTAGTATTTGATTTAAGATTTATTTTTGCTTCCATTACATACTTAAGCTACCAACAATTAATATAACTGTGGCAACTAATCCTAATACTTTATAAAATTCTGATTTATCTAACTTCTCATCTAGCTTTTTATCTATGTCATCTAACTTATCAAATATCATTTGATTCAGTTCTTTCTGTGTAAAGCCATTAGAAGTTGTCATTATGGAAGGTCATCTTGTGTTAAGAAATCCCAGTCTTCATCAAAATCGTGGGCAAGAATTAAAGTTTCAGCCGTTGCAAGATACTTAATTAACTTGTACATTTCTTTGCAACAATAGCCGACAATAAATCCTATTAAATAATCCATAAATTGGATTATAACATATTATTTATGCAGGTTTAGGATTATCTGATTTAACTTGTGCAATGTGGTCAGCCCAAAGAGTTGTGCTATTTACACTATCCCAGTACTGCATATCTAGTTGGTCTTGTACAGAACCATAAGCTTCTTGCCTTGCTTGTACATAACCGAACTGTTGTGTATCCCACTTACTGTTAGCCAAGTCTATGATAGCTTGGTCGTAATCAGCAGAGCTAAACTCTAATCTTTCGTTATTAACTTGTTTGTATAAAGGTTTAGCAGCTTCTATCTCTGCTGTTGCCTCTACTGTTAGTTCTTCTAATGTTGCCATATCTCTCCTATCTTAACATACTTTTACTTCTTAAGTCCATATAAACTGAATGTTCCACTTGCAGTATTTTGTCCATCTACATAAATCTGAACACCATCACAAGTTTGTGCAACTGTATGAACAATTCCACCTATTGTTTGTGCTACATCATTAATTGTACTTGCATAAAAACTAGCACCCTCAATAGTCATAAATGAATATTCACTTGCATTGTTAAAGTTAAAAAGATATACAATTCCATTTGATGTTTCTGAACTTGTTGCACTAATAACTGTTCCTGTTAAAAATCCTACTGTTAGATTTGGAAAAGCTAGATTATCAAAAGTTGTATCTGCTCTAAATCTTTTTCCTGCAACATCATAATTTGCACTTGTATCTGGTGTTCCAGAAGTTGTTACTCTTATTCTTCCACCACCCTCTGCTGAGCCAACCCAGTTATTATACTTAACCATATACACATCATAAGTGCTATCAATTCCTGTTAAAGTAACACTTGCTACTGCTGATGTAACTATTTCTTCATCTATTTTTATTAAGCTACCTGCCATTATTTAACTCCATATACACTTGCTCTAAAAAAATCTATATTACTTGCTGTCATATAAAATTTTATTCCTGTAACATCACTTGTAGATTTTTGTACACCTATCATTTTATAACCTTGTAGTCCATCTCCACTATTTGTAAAAGAACTTTGACTTTTTACAAAAGTATAAGAGCTTGTATCTGTTGGATTAAAAACATATAAAGCACATCCCATATTTGCATAAGTAGTTCTTTGGTCTTGTCCACCTATTCCTCTAAATTGGGTTGCACCTGTATTTCTTACCTCTGCAAAAGAATAACTAGCCATTATCTGTTGATAGGCATAATCATAATTTGTTGTTATTGAGCTACCACCACTATCAATAAATCTTACTTGTCCAAAATTACCAGAGCCATCTGTACTCCAATCACTTATAACAATTTTATATACATCATAATTATCAGTAAAACAATCAGTTATTTGAACTGTTGAACTTGCAGTTTGTACATTCACATTTTTTATAAATTGAAGTTTAGTAGCCATTATGAGTACCTTATTCCATATAGGGATACTTCAAGTGTTGCAATATTTCCTAAACCACCTGTTAATCTTATTGCATTATGAGTTTCAGCAGTTGTTTTGACTGCACTAAAAAATCTAAATTCTGCTTCTGGTATGTTATTCCAAGCAATTTGATGTGATGTCATAAAACTGTATTTGGAACTGTCTAATAAATTATAAAAATAAGCATAACTTCCTGAATGTTCATTACTTCCTGTTCCTGATTTTCCTAAAACTGCTAATGAAGAACCTGATGTATTTTTACTTTCAGCAAAATTACCATTACTATCCCCAACTTGTCCTGCATATTGATAACCACTTGTTATAAATGAAGCACCACCATTATTTGAAAGAGTAGGAACTAATACTTCTGCATCTTGTGTTGAACTAAAATTATTGCTAGTTAAAAAATGAACATTATAATTACCTAAATTTGTAAAATCAACAGCAGAAGTAGAACTTGTAACAGTTTGAGTTTCAATTAATTCTAATTGTCCATAGTTAGTCCACTTGTTATCTGCAATAAGATTGTTTATATCTGCAGGGTCAAACACACCTGTGTTATTTCCAAAGCTCTGCTCTGGTCCTGTGTCTGCTACATAGCCGTATTTGTTACTACTCATTTAAACTACTTCCTTATATAAAATTAGTGTACCTGTTGCTAAATTTGTAGTTCCAAAATTTGCATAAATTGAAAAGCCATTTGAAGCACTACTAACAGTATGTGTATTTCCACCAACTTGTCCATATAATGATGTTCCACTTATAAGCTGATGTGTTTTTTGCTGAATAGTGCTATATTCATTTGGATTGTTAAAGTTATATAAAGCAAGCACACCATTTAATCCTCTGTTATCTTCTGCACCAACAGTACCAAAAGCCACTTTGCTACCATTGTTAAAGTATGTATCTGAAAAAGAGCCATATGCTTTTAAATTCTTAAAAGCATAATCCATATTTGCTGAACTATCTTGTGTACCACCCTTTAACACCCTGCCGTACATTCCTTGTGTTACTGTAGGTTTTATATTTTCCATAACAATAAAATAAGTATCATCTGTATCAATACCTGTCACATTTAATTGTTGTGAAGTATTGTCTGCAACTGCTTTGTTAACTTGTATTAATTTCATTAATCTATCCTTATCCCATAACATCTAAGCACACCTGTTTGAAATGTTTGTGTGCTATTAGGGTGTAAATGAATACCTGTTATTGAACTTGTTTCCCTTAAATTACCTATACCATCATTACCTCTAATTAGGTTAGCTGTGTAAGCAGTTGATTGATATGAAGCTTGTGTATGAAATGAACTGTCTGTTGGATTATATACATACATTTCTGCATTGAAACCCTCTGGACTTGCATTAGTACTCTCAAAACCAAAATAAGTTTGTGATGTTCCCCTGTATTCTGCAAAACTTCCTGTATCTCTAAAATTTTCATTAGCTCTGTCATAATTTGAAACAACAATACTTCCTGAACTATTAACAAATCTAAATTGAATAACCATAGATGTATTTGCAGTTATATCTGACATAGTAATTTTAAAAACCTTGAAATCATCTGTGAATATATCATCAGCAGTAAAACCATTAACTCCTGCAATAATTGGAATTTCTTTTATAAGTCTTAGGTTACTCATACTAAATCTGTTTTATCCCATACAAAGTTGCAGTTACATTGTCATAAGTGACACCACTATATAATCTTATTCCATCTACTTTGCTTGCTTGTGGCAAAATTCCAGTTCCAAATTCATCTCTCCAGTTTGCACCAATTTGATTATTGCTATGTTTGTAGCTCATACTGTATCTACTTGCATTACCTAAATTATAAAAATACATCTGCCCACCACTTGCATCAGTTGAGTTATATGTTTCTGTTATTGTTCCAATTTGTGAATTAGCAGTACTTTGTATATCAGTAGCTCCTTGTCCTGCTCTCCTAAATGCATATTTATAAACACTTGCACTCTCTAAAACACCATTTTCATATAATCTAACTGATGTTCCAGTTGAACTAGCATTATTACCACCTGTTGCAGAAACTTTTATAAGGTGTACATCATATTTATCTTCTTTAATCTCTAAAAAATCTATTACTGAAACACCTGTAACAGTCTGACTTGCAATAAGTTCTAATGAGCCACCTAATTGACCAACATCAGTTAACGCTTTAGCATCTCCAACAGAGAATACTCCAGAGTTTTTTACTTGTTGGTTTGGTGTTTGACCAAGGTAACCATAAGGCATTGTAACTCCTTTAGGTTATTTGTAATACCGATATAAATGCTTCCAAATCGCTTGCTGCATTAGCTTGGAGTTTAAGTATATCTCCAGCTTCCATTACTATTTTAGAAGTACCTGCTAATTCAATAGATGAATCTGCTGGTACAGTCATAGTGTGTGCTAACTTAGCATCACCAGATGAAGCATCTACTACTTGTGCAGTTATGTTTGCATCTGCAGCTCCATCTACATTAGTAATCCTAAGTGTTAGAACTATTGATGTAGTAGAACCAGGTGTTGTATAAGCTGCTGCAAGAGATGTTGTTACATCGTAGTACGCATTTTTAAATGTATTTGCCATATTATCCTAACGCTATTACCAATCCGATGTCAACAGCTCCAGCTATTGCACCATCCTTGATTAAGACTCCTTCTATTGTAACACCAGAACCAGATGTTTTTTCATTTATTGTATCTACTTTTACTTCACTAGACATAAAACTATTCTACCACTTCTTCCCACGCACCTGTATTGTCATTCCAAATATATTCTTTACCATCATCTGGCATAGGTGTTGGGGCTTCCCAAGTCCAAGTACTTTCATTAAGTAGCCACTTGCTATACGGTTTAGGTGCTATAAAGACATCATTAGTTGCATCATAAGTATATCCTATACCTGCATAGTTACCTCTAAAAGGAGTTCCATCTCCACTATGTGCATTAGCACTGGTGTTATAGGAAGTTCTTTTACAAGTCTGTCCTCTAAAATCTCCATACCACGCTTCCCAGTCAGCAAAGCCATCTGGTAAAGTTTCTGTATTGTCCTCATTAATACCAACAATGACTTCTGTCACTATGTTGTTATCGTTTATAAATGCGTAATGTGCCATATCTCTCCTATTATATCAGCTAAAACTGATTGTACCTGTGTTAATTCTTTTCATTATGCCCAACTTACTGACCCTGTTCCTGCTGTAATTATCAATACAGTATCTTCCTCAATACTATCTGTGGTAGCTGTTAAGCCAGTTGTTGATGCTGTATATGTATTTGGGTATCTTAGTATTACTACACCACTACCACCAGCAGAACCTGCTTGACTATTTAATCTAGCTCCTCCACCACCTCCACCTGTGTTAGCTGTGCCTGTATTATCACTTAAATTTTTTCCATTACCACCACCACCAAGTCCACCAGCAGCACCATTCCTCTCTCTTTCATCAGCACCACCACCTCCACCACCAGAAAAATAAACATTTCCACTATCTACTTCTCCAACAGAACGAGATGTTGCAATAGCACTTGTAATTATTGTTGTTGTTAAGCCATCTCCACCTACTTGCAATCCATTACCAGCACTACCATCAGCTCCTACTTCTGATGCTCCACCACCACCACCACCTACAGAACCATTGTTATTAAAACGACCATTACCACCATTAAAACCTTCTCCAGCATTTCCAGAACCAGGGCTACCCTGTGTGTTTCCAGCATCTCCACCTGCTTCTCCACCTCCAGAGCCACCATTTCTTCCAGACCTTTGTGTTGCATTAGAAACACCACCACCTGCACCACCACCACCACCACCATCAGAAGTATATAAATGAAAAATACTATTGCTACCATCACTACCTCTTGCTTCATTAGTTGCACCACCACTTCCACTAGCACCTACAGTTACTGAATAATTAGTGCTAGTTTGTAAAAGAAAACCTGTGTTAGTATCACTACTATTATTATCTAAACTTGTTTTAAGTCCACCAGCACCACCACCACCAGACCTATCAAATCCACTACCACCACCACCTGCTACAATTAGAAAATCAACAGTCAAACTAGGTGCTGGAGCAAAATTTGTCCAAGCAGAGCCATTATAAAATTGTGGTTTACTGTCAGTTGTATTGTAAATCATATCACCAGCAACAGAAGTTAAAGCATTCCTAGCAGTTGTAGTGTATGACTTTAATCCAAGTGCATTATCTATTGCTACATTGTTCTGGTCATTTGTTGAAATCTTATTTGTTTTTAATTCACTCATTATGTCCTAACTAAAAGTTATTGTTCCTGTTCCTGCTGTAATTTGTAAAATTGTATCTGTACCACTTGTACTTGATGCTATTGTTAAACCTGTTTGTGAGTAAGAAGCTACATCTGCTGTTAAGTATCTAAGTATAACTACTCCAGAACCTCCATTACCACCAGAGTAAGAAGCATCATCTCCAGAAGCTCCACCTCCACCACCACCTGTGTTAGCTGTTCCTGCATTACCATTACTATTAGCAGAGCCACCAGCACCACCACCAGCAGAAGCTGTACCTGGTGCACCTGAACCAGTATCACTTCTGATTCCACCACCACCTCCACCACTTCTTAAAACAGCAGAACCTGTAATTGATGAACTTAAACCTGTACCACCATTACCTCCATCAGAATTAGCATTTCCTAAAGTTTCTCCATTACCACCAACTGAACCTGCACCACCTCCACCACCACTTGGACCTCTGTTTATATTATCACTTGTTCCACCTAAACCACCTCTAAAACCTTGTCTTAAAACCCCAACACCAGGTCGTCTTAATGGATTAACAAGGTTTGTACTTCCATACAATCCACCAGCACCAGAGCCACCATCTCTATATCCAGCATTTCCTGCGTTTCCATCTCCAGAAGTACCACCACCAACAGCAATAATATTTTGAAAATAGCTATCTTCACCACCAGGACCACCCGAACCAGAACCAGGAGCACCAGCACCTATTGATACATCATAAGATTTACTTTTAGAAGCATAAAAATCTGTGTCTGTTGTGTCTAAATTACCACCAGTTTTTTCTCCAGATACATTACAAACATAACCACCAGCTCCACCACCACCACCACCATTAGCTGTTGCGTAACCTGCTATACCTGCACCACCACCTGCAATCACAAGGTATTCTAAAGCAAAGGCATCTAATCCACCTAAATCTTCCCAAGCTGAACCTGTATATACTTGTACTTTATTGTCATCAGAGTTGTATATCGTGTCACCAGCAACTGATGTAAGTCCATTTCTAGCACTTGTGCTGTATGACTTTAAATTTAAAGCATCATCAATTTTTACATTGTCACCAGAGTATTTACCTATAGCGTTAGTTTCAAGAGTTGACATTATAAATCACTCCAAGCAGAGCCATTGTAAAACTGTACTTTGCTATCTGTTGTGTTATAGATTATATCTCCAGCAGCACTTGTTAGTGCATTACGCTGTGTAGTTGTATAAGACTTTAAATTTAAAGAGTTTTGCATAGCAATGTTATTGCCAGATGCTTTAGATATTGTGTTTACTTTGACAGTTACCATTAGATAACTACCAGTGTACCATTATTCGTTACTGTGCCTGTGATTGTAATAGGTCCAGCCATAACTGAACCTGTGTTTGCTGGTACTGTGTATGTAGCAGCTTGTACTTGATTGTGTTGGAAGATACCACCAGCTGTAGATAGAACTACACCAGCTTGATTCCAGTCAGCCATATCTGTATTGTCTAACTCGTAGTGTATTCCATTAGCAATACCATCTGTAAGTGTAAAGTCTGAATCTCCATCTGATAATGCAGATGCTGAACCTGATGCTATTTGATTAGGATTTATTTTATATACAGTTCCATCTGTAACATCTTCCATAATTAAGAAGTCATTTGCTGTATCTGCTGTTATACCTGTACCATCAGCTAAGTTAGATGGGTCTACAGTTAACGATACTGCTCCAGATGTTGCACCTCCAGCTAAACCAGAGTTAGCTGCTGTATTTACTTCTGTTATATCTCCTGCAGAAACTATATCTGATATTAAAGCTTTTTTTGTACTGTTGTCTGTTACATCTTCTATAAGAATATAATCTGATGTAGTAGCTGTAACAACACTAGCTGCATTTACATCAACATTCAATGTTACTGTACCAGTTACTCCTCCGCCATCTAGAGCTGTACCAGCAGTAACACCTGTTATATCTCCAGTTGTTGCTGTTGCCCATTCTACAATACCACCAGATGATACTTGTAAAGTCTGCCCTGATGAACCTATACTTAATTTTGCAAGTGTATTGCTACCAGAAGCATAAAGAATATCCCCAGTAGTATAACTTGTAAGTCCAGTACCACCATCTGTTTCATCAAGTGTTCCTGTTATTGAACTAGCTGCTAAATCTACGGCTAATTCTGTAGATTCTATTACAAGTCCACCATTTGATTTAAGGTCAGTACTAAATGTTGTACCAGTTAAATCTAAACCATCACCAGCTGTGTATTCTGTGTTGGTATCTGTAGCTGCAATTGTAATAGCACCCGAACCATTAGTTATAGTTACATTAGTTCCTGCAGTTAATGTAGCTTTAGATAGTGTATTACCTGTAGTTTTACCTATAAGTAATTGACCATCTGTGTAAGATGTTTGTCCTGTACCACCTGTAGCAACTGATAATGTTGCTGATAATCCTGAAGCTGTACCAGATACATTGCCTGTTACGTTTCCAGTTAAATTTCCAGTTACATCTCCAGTAACATCACCAGTTACATTACCTGTTAGGTTTCCAGTTACGTTTCCTGTAACTGCACCTGTAACATTACCAGTAACGTTACCAGTTACATTACCTGTTAAATCACCTGTAACGTCTCCTGTAACATCTCCAGTTAAATTACCTGTAACATTTCCTGTAACATTACCTGTTAAATTACCTGTTACGTTAACTGTAATAGAACTTGGTAGTCCAACTGTAAATGCTTGTCCTGTTAATCCTACAGTTGCTTCATTAGCTGTACCTTGTATAGTTAATGCTTGACTATCTAAGTCAACAGCACTTGTAGTAGAACCATCTGTTATATCTAAATCTTGTGCAGTTACGTTACTATCTACATAAGCTTTAACAGATTGTTGTGTAACACCTTTAGTTGCGGAGTTTGATGCCATGTTATCTTCATCTAAAAATAATGTTGTATTAACTGCTGTACCAGCTTCGTTAATTATTGTATCTACTCTGTCATGTACATCATCAAACATTTCTGCCATAGCAACAAATCTAACTTTAGCTCCAATAGAATGAGCATTTAATCCACCACCGTAAGTATCTATGTTTCTAGTAGTTGTTAAGTTAACACCAGATTTTGCTGATACGTAAACATACTCTCTAGTAGAGTCGCTATCTGGGTCAATTACTAAATAAAATCCTGATGTTCCTGATGAAAAATCACCAATACTTGCTGGGGAAGCTGCAACTGAGACTGTTTGGTCTGACGAGCTTGCAGACAATGCAGATATTAATGTTGTTTCGTATGCGTTTTGTAACTGTGTTTCTCTTGCTACCATTAATTATAACCTTTGTAACTATTTTTTGGCAGAGTTTTTTTAGTTGGTTTAAATTGATTACCTAATTTATTGATACTTTTATCTAATTTTTTTAATTTATAAATTGATTTTGCTGTACCAATAACTCCAAATGTTTGTGCTTTATTTTGTATATTACTTTTTAAAGCTTTATGTATATTATTTTTAAGATGTTTCTGTTGATTATATCTTTTTACAATTTCGTTATTCATATTATCCTAAATTAGTTACAGCTAATGTACCAACACCTAGTAATCTAGATATAGATGTAGTAGTACTTTCAGCTCTAACACCTCTTACACGTATCATGCAATACTGAGTAACAGAACCTAATTTTCCATCTTCAATAATTGGATACTCAACAGATTCTACCACACCTCTTATGGTTTCACTAGGTTCATACAAAATTAATGTAACAGCATCTCCTTCTTTATTTTTTAAAGTTTGATAAATAGTTTCACCTAAACCTGTTACACGTAATCTTTTTCTATTTGGTCTTTCTATTTGGTCAGATAAATTTATTGGTATTGTTACAACTACAAGTTCTGGTCTAGGCAAAGCTCTAATAGCTACAGACCTAAACTCAGGAGAAGATGTAAATGTTGTATTAGGTTTTATTACTATCTTCGAGTTAACGTATCTAGCTGTTCTGTTTAATTCATACTCGACACCACCAGTACCAGCAACTGATTGTCCTACTAATTCCCAGTTAGCACTATCTGCATTATCTATAGTGTCATATGTAGTAGATATAAAAACATCTACTTGTCTACCTTCAGATAATTCGTTATGTTCTACTTCTATACCTACCCATTGTTTAGATTCTGATGTAAAAAAGTCTGCATTTGGTAATATTAAATAACCTTCTTGCACAAATATTGTTGCACTTTCTTTATATATATCTTTTCCAGCACCAACAATAATAAACTTACCATTACTTTGAGTAATACCTGTAATAAAAGAACCTGTTCCTATTTCTAAATCTCTAGCCAATCCTGCAGTTGGTAAATAGTATCTCCATAAATATGCTTCAGTATTAGATTCTTTTACACCCATATAAATACTGTCTCTTGTCGCAAACATATGTTTTGGTGAAGCATCTATATTAGATATAATCCATTCTTTTATTAACTGTCTATCAGCTAACACATATAAATCATCAGCAACAGTTAATTGCGAACGATACAATCTACCAGTATTTGTAGAAACTTCTTTTGTACCAAAAAATACAATACCTTCTGTAGCAGAAATACTATGCACTTCTTCAAAAGGTACATTTGTTTGCCCTTTAAGAGTCATAGTTCCAGCTACATCTTTAATAGAATAAATATTTCCATCTGTACTAGAAACAAGTACGACTGCACCTGCATCTACTACACCTGTAATATCGTGTGTATTTTCTGAAACTATAATTGCATCAGCAACTTGTAAGTCTGAACCAGACCAAGTTTTATCAAAAGGACTTACAGCCCACAAATATTCTGCTGTACTTTTTTTACCACTAATAAATAACTGTCCTTTAGAAAACCATATACCTGTTAGTCCACCATTAGAACTCATATGAGTAGTTTCTTCAGTCCATGTAGATGTACCATCAAATTTTATTAACTCTGAATTACTTGTACCATCTGCAGTAGTAGCAAACAATCCATTACCAAAAGCAACAATACCTGTAAAGTTGTAATTTATTGTTAAACCAGTTGTTACTGCTCCCCATGTAGCACCATTATCTGTTGACACATAGATGCTAGTATTATCAGTAAGATACAAATTACCATTAGTTGTTTGTGCTAGATAGTTATTACTACCCTGTAAATCATTACTACCACCACGTACGTTTATTTCATCAGTAGCTTTTAATAGATGTATCTTATAACTTCCTTCTTCATCTCCATGAAAAACATCTATACCTTTAGAATCAAAAAATTTACTTACATCATCTTCTTCACCATTTCTTTGATGTGCTGTGTCTAATCCCTCACCACCACTAAAGTTACTTCTAGAAAAAATCTGTCCTACGTTTGTAGTAATATCTTCAGGATTGACTGCAAGGTTTATACTTTGTTGCGGAAACTCTGCTGATTGTACAGTTAAAACTCTATTAGGACCTGTAGCTGTACGCATAAGTAAATCGTCTAATTGTAAACTATACCCGTGTCTTTTAGGATTTGTTATCTCAGATGCAAGAGGTACTCTTACCATTATATACCTGGATTATGTGTGCCGTTTATTGATACGGATTCAGGATACCTTGCTCTTAAGTTTTTTCTAGCTTGTTGTATAAGTATTTGTTGATATTGTAATAATGAATTTCTAATACTTGTTGATGAACCTACAGGATATACAGCAGCTTGTAAAGATTCAGTTATATAATTTTGTGTTGCCATAGGTATATCTCTACCTGACATTATTTGTGCAGCTACTCCTGCCATAACTATTGGTTCATATTCTGATTCTAAACCTATAGAAGCTAATGTTGTTGCTTCATTAGCAGGTGCAATAAATTTCTTTTTAAAAGTAACATATGCTGAATTACCAGAAGCAATACTATAAAACTGTAATGCATTAACTACTGACGGTCCATCAGTATATGTTTTAGTTCTTTCAGTACCTGAATCATCTGTATAAACAAATGGATTAGGTAATTGTATTAACTGTACAGATACAGGTGCAAACATACTACCTGTTGAATCTGAATTACTTGCAAAATCTGTGTACTGTGATATAGCTTTTATAGGGTTTACTAAATAATTATATGTATCTGCATCTGAACCATGTGTACCTAATATAACATAACCTGTACTTGCAGTAGCAGTTATTGTTTCAACAGCAAATAGGGTAGGGTAAAGGTTTTCTACTTGGTCTGATATAGCATCAAAGACTACTTTACGAGTGAATGGAGGATTAATTTTTAATAAATCACCTGTAGTATGTGCAGCAATTGTTGTACCACGTGCAGCTCTAACAACAGTTATTTGTTGTGATGAAGTATTTAATGAAGCAACTAGCATTAGTTCTTCTCCTACTTCGATGTAAGCACCAGTTCCTAATGCATCTTCTTCTTCAGATGTTAGATACGTATTATCATAATCAATTATTGTATCTGTAGAGGAATCAGTCATACCATCTTTTAAAACTGTAAAAGACGATACGTCATCGTTAGGTTCTAGATACTCTCTAAAAACCCTGTCTATAAGGTGTCCTATGTTTAAACTCATAGTAACTCCTAGACGCTAACGAATACTAAATCTATTTGTCTTTCAGCAGCTTCAGAACTAGCAGAAACTACTTTAATGTATCCGCCTTTTACTAATGCAAATGTATACGGGTCAACTGCACACCAACCGTTTAAGGCTTTTGTGAATGTTATTGCTGCACCTGCAGCATTATTTACTGTATTCATATTAGCTGTTCCATCTAAACTATATTGTATTGTTACAGTAGCTCCTGTAAAAGCTGCGGGAAATCTTACTCCTGCTAAAGCCATACCTTTAGTATCTATAACGTCACTTGCAGTTTCACCAGATGCTATTGTTGCTGTTTTTGCGTATGTATTACTCATATTTTCCTAACTATAGCAGAACTTTCGAGAGGTATTGCTACAACCCGAAAGTTTCTACTAAATTTTTTGCTATCTAAGCAACATCATTAATCATACAGTGGTATGAAGGAGGACCGAAGTCGTATCCCATTTCCATGTAGATTGCTTTTGCTACTCTTGCGTAATCATCTTGGTCAATGTCACGTACGAATACTGTACCAAATCCTGGGATGTTGGTAAATACTGGTTGTACGAATGCAAAGTCTACAATAAATGCTTTGTTTGCAGTAATGATATTAGGGTCAATGACCATCATACCAATTGAACCAAATGGTGTTACAACTGTATCAATGTCGATACCAGCGATATTTCTATCTCTTGGTAAAACAGCAGCTGTTAATGCACCAGATATAGCACCATCAACTGTTAGCTCTTTGTTAAGGTCTAACAATTGTTGTGGGCTTACACACAAAACAGGATTAAGCATTGGTGCAGAAGCATCATAAAGCCTCTTTAATGCACCAGCGATTGTATCCCAGTGTAGTTTTTGGTCTGTTCCAGAGCCATCTCCAGCTGTATCGTTATAGTAAATGTTACCATTGATACCACCAGCGGCTACTGAGTTATTAGCATTAGCGTTAAGAGCTAAGTATTCTGCAAGTCCACGCATTTCTCTTGTACCTGCACCTGGTGTTGTATTAGCACCATCTGCAAATGTACCGTTGAATGCGAACCATTCTACTTCTCTTGCTACTTTTTCCATTGCTAGAGACATTTGCTCTGCAAATTCGTCAACAATTGGATTTCCACCAGCAAGCGCTAGCTTATCTCCAGCTGTAAGTGTTCCATCACCATCAGAACTGTTTGCAATATTTGCAGACAAGTCAAATGGATTTTGGTTTCCGTATGATGCCATTGCTGTGTAAGTCATCTTTACACCTTTATGGAATACCTGCGTTACACCTGTGAATGCTACTCTATCGCGACCTAAATATTCTGTAGGTTGCGCACCTTCTTGACCTTTAGTAGGTTCAGAAGATACAGTTGCATTGTCAGCTGCTTGGATTTGCCAGAATGTAGATTGTAAAACCTTACCTCCGTTTAATCCTCCAGTTGCAGATAAGAAAGGTGTTCTTTGACCACCGACACGGAATAGCTCGCCAGAAAAGTTATTAATTTTCTGTGCGTAAATTGAATTATTGGTAAGCGAAATAGCTCCCATAATTTACCTCCGTTATTATCTTGTATTAAACTGTTACTTTTTTTCTTCTTGGTCGAGTAATGCCAATCTAGCTCTAATACTTGCTTTAGTATCACCTGTAGCAACTATTTGGTCTAGTTGACTCATTACGTCTAACGGTACATCTGAACGTGAATTTGCGTCAAGTGCAGCTACTCTAGCACGAGCATCATCTTGGGCTACTGGTACGTCTTCAGTTTGTGGTTGTTCTGTGACAGTTCCACTAGCTTCAAAACCATATTCGTCTTTAGCAAACTGTGCAATAGATTCTGTATCAACAGGTCCATTGTACACTTGTTTTAATGCCTTACCGAAACCTTTGTCTGTTTGTAATCCCAACTTACCAAAAACATTATCTAGCTCTTTATCTTTAAAAGATGCCAGTTCAGCTTCTAGTTTCTTAAGTTGTTCGTCTTTACGTTCAACTGTTTCGCGTAATTGTTTTACACCATGTTCTTGCGGTGCATCAAATTCTTCCATCTTGTACCTCCACTATGTGTTAACCTATCAGACAAGACCATAGGCATCTTGCCGTGGTGCTACCTTACCACTTGACTTGCATCTCTGGTAGCTATAAGCTACAAGTCCATTACTCTACGTATTTAATACAAGCTTTCAACGTAGGCCTGAAAGCCGATTTGCAGGTCTATTAGCGGACCACGCAACGCATAAACTTATTATACACTAACTTGTTGTAAGTCCAGTAATTCTGTCACCTTTTTTTCTAGAACCAGTTATAAAAGAACTTTCAGACATAGCTTCTCTAGCAGATTTTTCTATTTGTTGTTTAGATTCTATATCTCCAATAGCAGCTTGTTCTAGTGTTTCTATATCTAATGTTCTACCAACACCTTTAGCTGATTGCATTATATCTCCAGCTGATTCATATAAAGAAGATGCACTTTGTTGTGTTAAACCAAGTTTTCTTAATTCATCAAACCTACTAAACGTAGTACTAAAACCTCTAGACGATGCTTCTGCTTGTAACTGTAAAGTTTGTATATCTCCTGTAAGTACTTTGTCTTGTATATCAGGATTAATTAATGCACCAAATATTGTAGGTTGGTCTAATGTAATACCGTATTTATCTCTAAATAGTTTTTCTACTTCAGGTATTTGATTAACTACACCTGAATAAACTGTATCAATTCGTTGTTGGAACTCTAATCCAGATACTTCTGTTGATATTAATTGTTCAAATTGTTTTTCAAATTCTTTAAAATCTGTAATACCTACTTCAGCTAATGTGCTTTTATATGTAGCTTTAGTTGCTAATGCATCTATTTCGCTCATAATTAATGTACCATCTGCTCTTTGTAAATAACCAAACTCTTGTTTCCAAACAGAAGATTTACGTACTGAACCCATAGCTATATTCGCATCTCCATACTTTGCCCAGCTTTGTGCAAATGTATCTAGTAATGCTGGTGGTAAAAATGAATACAAAGCATTAGCTTTTTCTAAACCTTTTTGATAACCACTTGTACTTGTACCACTACTTGATTCAGCATAAGCATCTGCTGTGTCTGTACCTGTGTATATTGAACCTCCAGGGGCTGACCTTCCTGCATCTGCATCATTAGGATTAGTTGAATAACCTGCAGCTTCTAGTTCTAAAGCACGTTCAGGTGATACTTCATAATAGTTTTGACCGTCTGTACCTTGTCCAAAACCTAAGTCACTACGATATACTCTAACCATTATCTACCTTCCACGTATTGTTGAGATTCTATAATACCAGTACCTAACTGTGACATCATAGCTGTATTAAGTTCTGATACAACTTTAGGTATATTTCTATTAAGACCTTCTTGTCTAAGATAACCATTTTCTTTTGCTGTATCATTCATTCTTATAATTGTATCTAATACATCATCATTTACAGATATATCTACACCCCATATATTTTTAATTGCTTGTTTTTTTGCAATTAATATATTTTCCCAAGGAATGTTTTCATCATACATTTGATACGTAGCAAATCTTTTAGCTTTCAAATCAGAAATAAACTGTGCTTGATAGTTACCAATGTTACGTAATTTACCACCTTCTTCTTGTATGTTTATTGTACCGTGTTGACTAGATGGTAAATATTTATCCATTAACTGTTGTGCTAAATCTTCACCTGTTGTAATTTTAGTAACTGATTTACCTTCTAATACACCAAGTAATCCTGTATCTATATTGTAAGGTGAGTAATCATCAGTAGCTGCATTAATTTGATTTACTACTTTTGTTTGTGTCCATACACCATTAGCCCATTGTCTAGCCATGTATTGTGCAGCTTCTTCTGGTATTTCAGCACCATTTTTTAATAATGTTGCATTAACTACATCTAAATAATTTAAATAATTACGTTCATATTGTATAGGGTCAGTACGTTTAGTATCATAAGAATTAATCATTGATTTTGTATATCCCATACCAGATATAAGTTGTCCGTACTCATCACTATTTTTAAAGTTTTGATAACCAAGTGATACATTACCATCAGCTAATAAAACATATTTATTTAAAGTATCTACATAATTTGCGTTGTTCCACCAAGGTGCATCACTTTTTAAACTAGCTACTGCTTCGTCAAATCCAACTAATACATCTACAGCATCAGCATCTATAAAAGATTCTATGTTGCTTATATTTCTAGGAACACTTACTAATTTATCATCTTTGTAAAAACCACTAAGAAATGCTTCGTTAGTTGTAGTTATAAGAATACCTTGACTTTGCATGTCTTTACGTGCATCTTTTTCTGATTGTGTTACACGATTGTTGTCTCCTGTAAAAGTTTGATAAGAAGATAAATCAGATAACTTAGCATTATCTGGTGTATCAAATACATAAATTGCATCACCTTTATCTACAATAATTTTGTATTCTTTAGTATCTTCTATGTATATAATTCCTGAACCATCAGGGCCTTTTACTTCATATGACATTAATAACTTCCTAACATAAATTTAATGCCTGCATATGATTTTTGTAACAAATTTTGATACATAATTTTTTCAGTATCTTCAACTTGTTCAACTTCTTCTTTAACAACTTCTTTTTCTTCCATTAAGAACCTCCAAACATAACACTAAGTAATTGATTTTGATAATCTTTTTTACGTTGACCTGCTTCAAATACATCTATTTCTTTTTGCATTTGTGATTCAAAGTCTTCTTCAAATATTTCTTGTTGTGTTTGTGTAGAAAATCTTGATAAATCAGGCCCTGTAGCTGTACTTATAGTATCAGTACTAGACATTTTATCTTGTACAAATTTTGCATCATCAAATGCTCTACTTGCTGCTATTGATTGTGCATATTCTGTAGAATAACTACTAGCTAAATTTGTAGCCCATACATCTAATTCTTCTGATGTAGGTTTTCTACCAATTTTTGCATAGAAATATGCTTCGGTATAATCTTCTAATTCGTTTTCACTAGGAGGTATATACCTTTGTGCCATTTCTTTTTCTTGTAAACCACGTTGAAAGTCTTCTTCAGCTTGTCCAGTTCTAATAAATTCTTTTAAACCGTAATTAAATAAATTACGTTCAAAACTAGCATCTTGTTCTCTTTGTTGTACAGATGTAAAATAAACAGGTTTTTCTTTTCTTATTGCATCTCTTACTTCTGCATTAGTAACAATATTATTATCTATGTAATTCATAACTTCAGTTATTTTATTTTGTAACTTTTCACTTTGTTGACCTTCTGTGCCAGCAAAATAACCTTGTTCAACAATTCCTGAATCGTATAAGTATTTCTGAAAAGCTGTTATTTCATTAGGTGTAGCGTACAAGTTTATAATTTCATCCCATGCAACGTTTTCAAAAAAAGATTCTTGTCTAACTTCTTCACCAGATTCTGTAAATCTTAAAGGTGAATCTGAATCTGATTGTGCGTTTGCTATATCTTTTAACTGTTCTACAGTAAACATTTGTCCAGTTACATCTGATATAGTCTGTGCTGCTTGTACTAAGTTATTACCTGCACCTTGTCCTGTTAACTGTGCATTTTTAATATCAATAGCACTTTTTAATAAGACTTTAAATGTATCTATATTTTTAGTGTTATATGCATCTTTAATTGCATTTAATGTATTTTCATCTTCAAAATAAACATTGTCTGATAATGATGCTAAAACACTAGCAACATTAAAACTTTCTCCTTCTATACCTAATAATGACGCGTATTCTTTTAACGCATCTTCAAATTCGGTAAGAGTTCCTTTTTCTTTTATATATTCAACCATATTAACTTTCTGGTAAGTAATCTAAATATTCTTGGTCGTCTCTATATAACTTTAACATAACTCCAGTCCACACACCCCAAAACTCAGGATATTCTGCTATAATCTGTTGTGCTTTATTATACATCCATATACGCATAGTTCTAGCTTTAACATCTTCAGAACTTAACCACCAATCAGGATTTCTTGAAGGACTAAAATCTTTAGATATATTTTCCATTTCTTCCCAAAAAGGTAACATTTCAGCAAAGCCTTTAGCAGCATCTTGATTACTTAAACTTTCTGTTGGTATATACCCTGTATCTGTTTTAGTAACCCATTTGTCTTTCATTTCTATATATTTAGTTATAGATGATGTTTGTGCTACTACGCCTTCTTCATCTGTTTGAAAACCAGGTAGTTCGTCAATAAGTGCATTTCTATAAAAACGTTTTAGTAAGACTTTTTGTTCATTAGACGCATCTAATCTTTCTACTTTTTCGCTGTATGTTTTATAACGTAAAAAACCCTATTGTGTCATTTACATTACGTCTATATAAATCAGGAGACATTTGTTGTCTATTTACATTAAGTTCAGTAAAACTTCTTTCATCATATGGATTATCAAGATTTAAATAATTAGCAGTGCCTTTAGGTAACATATCGTATATTTCTTTATTTTCTTGTTTCCATCTAGCAGCTGCAGCAGTATAGGGTTCTTTAGGACCTGTTGTTTGTGACCTTGGACTTGTTACCCACGGATGTTCAAAACCATATAACTCTAAAAACTCATTATGTGTTGCTAAATAGTCATTGTTATTTTTATTACGTATACGTACATATTCCTCATAAAGAACAGCATTACCCCATTGATTACCATTTTTATCATCAATTACGTATTCTGGTTTCATTCCAGTAGGCCCAAAGAATTGCAACATAAATTGAAACATAAACAAATCGCCTGATGCATATTTTGAATATTCTAAGTATGCTTCACTAATTTGTTTTTTGCTTATAGTATCTTCTGACCAACCATCAGGATTTAATTTATCAAGATGTTTGTTTAATTTTCCGTCATCATACAATTGATTGTGTACACCTGCAGCCATACCATATCTAAATATATCTATAGTTGCATTAGCACGCATTTTTTCTGTTTCACTAGAACTATCATTAATAACTTCAAAAGATTCAGGGTCTTTCATCCATGCAATAAACTTTTTATATGATGCAGATATTAATTTATCAGGTCTTAAAGCGTCAGTAAGTTTTTCTGGAGGTGTAAATACACCAAACATTCTTTCTCTAACTTCATCAGCCCAAGCTGTTTCTGGTAATACTTTATTAATTGCAAAAGAAACCATTGGGTTAGGTCCAGGAACAAAACCTTGTCCTAATAAGTTTATACCTGCTACATAACCTTTAGGAGAAATACCCACGCCTTCGGTATCTTTTCCAAAAATAACATCGGTCATAAAACCACCCCAAGGATAAACAAACATTTCTTCATCACTGTTACCTGGTGCAGGTGTAAAGAATCCATTATCTGAACTAGCACCTAAAGCATCAGCGCCACCAAATCCCCTAGTAGTAACTTGTGCTTTACGTAAAACTGTAGGATTTTCTGCTAATAACTTACCCCATGTTTGAAATACTTCAAACCAAACTTCAGCAAATGGAAATATGTTTGTAAATTTATCTGCTAATGCATGCTTTTGTGTTGTATCATATAATAATTGTTTAGTCATAGATAATCCAAAAGCTTTAGATTGATTATTCATTGTATAATAATCATCTATAGCACCAGAAGGATATAGTTTTTTTAAACCTTTTAATTCATCTACAACAGATTTAGGTACAGCAGAATCTATTGCTTCTTTTATATATTTATTACGTAATCCATCACTCATATATTGAAATTTATTACCAACGTAAAGCCATCTGTTTTGTTTAAAAACAATTGACCTATTTAAATAACCAATAGGTTTAGTCATTAAATTTTCGAATACAGCATTGGTAGCATTATCTAAACCATCTAGTAAATCTTGTACACCTGGTTTACTACCATCATCTATTTTTTGTGATAACTTAACATCACCTATGTCAAGATTTAATCCTTCATCTGTAAAAAATGGTTCTAACCTGTCTAATACTTTTTGTTTCTTAAAATATTTTATTGTTTTTTCAGGATTTTCGCTAAAGTCTAAATAGTCTTTTCTTGTAGCTGTAGCAGCATTTTTTAAATCAAAACTAGAATCAAACAATTTACCTTCTGCTATTGCATAACGTAACTTATCATCACCAACATCACCTGAAGTTAAACTGTATCTATACTTTCTTGTATTGTTTACTTTACGATAATCGACACCTTTTTTTACAATACCACCAGTTTTAACACGTATACGTGCTTCAATAGATTGTACGTATTGGTCTATAAAATCTTTATCAGCAAGCATAGGTTTTAAATCATTACCGCCCCAATCGTATAGTTTTTTTCTAGCAGCAAATCCTGCTTCACTATATAACCAATCATTTAATTCTTTACTACCATATCTATATCTAGCTACTTGTCTAGATATTTCATCATCTCTTAATTGAATTAACTCGTTAAAAGCACCTAATGTATAATCTTTTACATTAGAACTATCAACTTTAGATTTAGTAATATACTCTAAACCTTTAACATCTCTGTTGTATTTAGCTGTTGAAAGAAAATCTGAACTTAAAAATGTTTTTTGTGCTGCTTCTCTAGCTTGTGATGAAGCTAAAAGCTCTACACCATCTGCATTTGCTGCAGTTATTCCTGGTAACTTAGCCCATTTAGAATCCTCTACACCACTAGATAACCATTGTATGTATCTAAAAGGATGATTAAAAAAACCATCCATTCCAGATACAGCTATACGTGCTTGTTCTTCAATAAACACACGAGTAAAAAAAGCAGCTCTTAATAGTACTAAAGGTTTAAAAACATTACGTGTATAGTATTCTGCTAACATTGTTGCAGCATCATCATTTAATTTTTTAGTATTAATTAATCCACCTTTAAATGGATTAGTTGTTCTATCACTAAATGGAGATGCAAATTTTACAAATTCTTTAGAATCGTATGCAAACCCTCTTACACCAGTAATTGCTTCTCCACCAGGTTGCGCTCTAAATACTTTACCCATAGCTCTATTGACTATTCTGTAATCTAAAAGAGGTACAACATTATCTGACATTTCAGAAAACAAGTGTGCAGTAACATGTTCTACATTTTTAGGTTTACCATCTTTAGGGTCAGTTAATCTAATAACTTCATTTCTAGAACCAGGATTGGGTAATGTTTCACCATCTCTACCAGTAGCATATATTTTAGATTTTTGAATACCATTAAATTGTTCTTCTACAATTTGTGCAACTATTTCATCATTACCACCACGTTTTTTAATTAATGCAACATCTGCTTGCATTTGGTCATATGCAAATTTTCTAATTTTTGGTTTATCATTAAAATCTAAATTTCTAAATTTACGCAATTGTTGTGATGCTTCTTCTATTGTGTAACCTGTCACTTGTAAATGACTAGCTAATTGTTTATAACCTGTTGCAAAGTTGTTTAATGGAATACCTAAATAAGGTACTACTCCTAGTAGTTTTCTATAATAAGGATTAAATGACGAATTATATGATGAACTAAATCCCATATATTTTTCAAACTCTAATTTTCCATATGTAGGGTCAAGCTCATCAACAATTTTTTGTTTTTTAATCATTTCGCCAGCAGCTTGTGTAGTATCTAAAATTGTTTCATTTTTATTTACTGGTTTTAATTGTGTAAGTTTTCTGCCAGGAAATAAATCTCTTACTTTTCTACCTTGTTCTCCAACAAAAGAACCTAAGTTTCTGTATGCTGCGTTTTCATTACCAACAGTAGAAGCAACTCTACCTAATGCTCTTTTTGCAGGATTGCTTTTTGTTTGTAATCGTGTACCTGTTTGTGCAAGATTCTGAGATATTTTATTTAAAGTAAAAGAACCTTTAACAGGTAATAACCCATCAGATATTGTATCTAATGTTTGTATATAATCTTGTGTTAATCCTGTTTCTGGTGTAGCTTTAACTACATATCCTTGGTCTACCATATCACCAAACATTTTTTTAATTACAGAAGGATTAGATTCTTCTAATATTTCTGATATTACTTCAGGATGTAGTTCTTTTAATATAGGATTTGTAGCTACTGCATGTTCAACTGTTTGGTCAGTTTTTGCTAAAGCATTAAAAAAGTTATCCATTAATGGTTGATTAAGTACCTCATCTTTTGTTGTTTGAAAAAATCTAGGTACTCTACCAAATACTGTGTATTCTTTTTTTAATTTCTTAGCAGCAGCTCGTACTTGTTTACGATTAGCCACAACATCGTCAGAATATTTTGTTAATGTATTACTGTTAAAATTAACAAATTTATCAAAGTTACCTTTACCAGTAACAGCATCAACTTCATCTGCTACAGTTTCAATAATATCGTCTGCTATTGCATTAGGAGATATTTTAATTGTTTTACCAGTTTGTTTTACTAAACCAAGTTCAGTAGCTTCCATAGCTTTGTTTATACCTCTAAAACCTTTTTTAACATTACGTATACCTTTTAATCCTTTACCAGCAAGTATTTCAGGAACTATTTGATAAGTAGCATCTAATGTACCTGACAAAGTATTAAAAGCTGTAGAGCCAGGTTGTACAATTTCTGAAGATATAACTCTCCCTGGTGAGTATTCCATAAGAATATTTTTATCTGACCATTGAGGTTTGTAAAAATCTTGTGCAGTTTGTCCTGACCACATGTATCTTTGTTTACTTCTACCAGCATAAAAATTAATTTTGTTAGGATTTTCTGCGGATGTATAATGTATTTCACCATCTTCATCAAATTGTTTAATAGGCTCACCAATATTACTGTAAATAAACTTTTTAGCTTCTTCTTCTGAATAACCGTATTGTGTAGTTAAATCATGAAACATAGGTGTTTTTGTTGCATCTATTGATTCAAGTGTAGCTTTTGTACCTCTATCAAAGTTTACTGGTTTACCATTTAAAACTTGTCTCATCATATTAGCTAATAAAGGTTCTCCACCTAGTTTATGAGCTTCTTGTATCATATCTATATGTTTTTTAATATCACCAACAATATTTGTATCCTTACCAATATCTTCTATTTCAGTCCAACTAACATCAGTTTGTAACATTCCTTGTGCTTCTGTAGGTGTATAACCATCTTGCAACAATTTGTCGTAATAACGTATATCACGTAAATATGCTTGTGACCTACCTACTTGCATAACTTGTCCAGGAACTAAAGCATTAGCACCAGAAGCTAAAAGAGACCATTTACCTGAAGGTCCAAATGTTTGAAATAAAGCATCTAATCCTGCAAATGCCCATACACCGTACTGAACATCACCTGGTTTAGTACCACCTGGAGCAAAACCTCCTGTTAATAAATCACCAACAGTCATTTTCATGTTTTTTTCCATATCTTCAGGTTGATATTTTTCATAAAGTTCAGTCCATAAGTCAGCTTCTTTTTTAACTTTTAAATTTACAACTTCATCTTCAATATCGCCTAGTGATGAATAATCAGGATTAACTCCATTTATTGCTAGTGCAACTACAACGTCAGTTGGTAAAGCACTGTACTGGTCACTTATTTTTTGTATATTATTAAATACTTCACTTTGAGGTTGTCTATATCCTCCACCTCTACGATTCTTTGCCATTATAAAAATCCTTTGTTATTAAAATTAATTATACCTTCAGCTGTATATTTATAATTTGTGTACATTTTCTGATAATATGTCTAATTCATCTTTACACCGTATTCTTGGTATATCTAATGTCCCAAAACTCTGTTTCTAAAAATTCATCCATTTTACATACCAAATGCTTGTGCCATTGTTGGTAGGTCCACCTTGTCCACCCATCTGTTGTGCTACATTTGTTGTTGTATCATTGCTTCTTGTTCTGGAGACATCTGTGGTTCTTCAGGAGTATAAAATTGTTTCATTATATCAGTTATAGCAGATGGATATTCATATATAGCTATAGCTGCCATTGTTGCTTGTGCGTCTCCTTGTGCTGACCTAGCTAATATTGAATCAAACAATACACCTTCTGCTTTATTTTTTCTAATACGTTCTTGTACTTTAGCTATATTTTCTAAACCATCAATGTTATCTTGTAATGTTTCTACGTCTATAACACCAGCTTGTAGTAATTGCAAACCAGTTACAATTTTTTGTGGTTCATCAAATCCAGCCATAACACCATAGATACGTCTTGTTCTAAAGTCTCCACCTATATCTGCTAATGGAGAATAGTTTTCAGCAAAAGCTGAACCGTTAAATAACCTGCCATAGGTTTTTTAGAAATTTCTTGTGAGTAAGATATTACTACGTCCATTTCTAATCGTTTAGCATCCATTTCAACAATAGCGTGTTTTAATATTTCTCTGTATTCGTTAATCATTAATGACATAGCGCCATTAAGTTCTTGTAATCCAGCACCAGTAACAAAAGAGTTAGGTGACTGTGCATCATCAGTAACTGGATAACCACCAACTAATCTAAGCTGTCGTTCTAATCTATCTATTTGTTGGAACAACTGATACGGAATGTTGTTCATTGGTTTAGAAACCTGCGTACCTGGAGCTAGATAATTTACTGCAAATCTACCTTTTCTGTATTGTCCAGATTCTATCTCTCCTGATATGTTGGTTTCTGTAAATACGCTATCTTCCATAGCGATTGCTGACATAATGTTAATCTTTGCCATCATTGCCATCAAACCTATTACGTGGTCATATTGACCTTTAAGTTGGTCAAAAGAAAATTTTTCATAAACACAAACGGTGGTGTAGATAATACGTTTGGTATAAAATCTAAAATCATATTACGTTCTGGGAATACTACGTAAGTACCACCTTGGTCATAATATTCAATAATTCTTACACCAGAGTATGTGTTATCTTCCCAACCTTGTTCTCTGTTGTTTTCATAAGACATAAACGGAGTAGCTGTATCTGATTGTGAATCTGTATCATCATCATCTTCTTTAAAATTTCTTTAGAAAACTCTGGATAGATTTGTGCAAGTTTATATCTAGGCACACGTCTAATAACAGCCATTTCTCTTGGTTGTTGGTCAGGTCCAAAGTTTCCTGGGAATGTATCATAAGGGTCTCTTAGTTCTGCTGATGGATAAAGAAACCATTTTTATCTCTTTTGTTGTTATTACCCAAGCACAATAACCATAACCTGGTAACCACCTAGATGCTTGTGCTAATTGTAAAGTTAAGTTTTGTTTTTCATCATAGTTAGTAACAATACGTTCTAATTTTTCTGCACGTACTTTACTTCTGTGAATCATTTTCATTAGGTACATCTACTCGTACTTGAGGTATACCTGAAATCTTTTGTGCAAGTCGGTCTATACCTGACTGCAACATGTTAGGAGCTGGTAATAAATCAGCATCAGAGGTTTCCATTGTGTTACCTAGTAAAGCTTTAATACCATCAGCACCACCATTAAGGATTGCTTTTATTCTAGCTTTCTGTACTTGACGTTCTTGTACTAATTTACCTGATGTAAGTTCAGCAGCATTTTTAACAATCTCTTGATATGTTTTTAATGTCTAGGTTTTCTATCCCCATGGTGCTTCATTTATATCTGTCATTTTATAATCTCCATAACTTGGATTATAGTCTAATCCTATGTCAGCAGCATGTTCTTTTTGCATACGCCTAAAAACTTTCATCGGAAACCAACTAGCCATAACTATATCAGTTTTCTCTTTGTTTCTTTTGGAAACAGGTTTTCCATCAAAGTATAACAGTTGTTGTCGATATTTCTGTACTTTAGCACTACTTTCCCCATCACCAGTAGGTAGATGTATTTTTTTAGCTTCAAACAAATCAGCCATAGCACCTACACCATATAGTGGGTCGTGTTTGTTTTTACCTGTTAAGTGTCCTTGTACTGTTATACCACTACGTAGTGTAAATTCTTTTATTGCAGCATCTTGACGTATAGCTGTTTGGAAACCGTTTTCTTCTACTATCCAATGTCTACAATCGTACTTATGTGTCCAATCAGCCATTTGGTCTAGTGCAGCTCTAATACCTCCACCTCTTCTGTTTTCTAGGTCAACTAGATATAACTCACCACGGTATTGGTCTATACCCCATAGCACTGATGCTTGATACCCTGATGATGCAGGGTCAAGTCCAGCTACTAAATATAAGTTTTTATATACTTGTCCTAGTACTAAGTCAGGTCGCATACATTGGTCAACTACATTCATAGTAAATATTTGTGTACCTTCTACATATGCTTGATTGTAAGTACACCATCTCAAATGTTTGCCTACCACCTGTTGATTCAGCAGAATGTAATCTAGACATTAACCATTTAAAAGAACGTTTGCTTGACCATAACATACAATCTATATGTTCTTCTTGTAAGTGTTCAGGTATTCACAATCTAAATTGTGTGCAGTTTCTACAATGCTTGTAAAGTTATCTGATTCTAAAAGATGGTTATATAAATCATCAGGATGTTGTCTTGAACCAATAACAACAACAGCAGTGTGTTCCTCTTTACGACTTGATAATGTTGTTGTCCACCATTGTCTAGTACTTTCTCTTGCACCAGGTTGCATAGTAGTTTGGTGGTCTTCAATGTCATCAGCAATAATTATGTCACAGTCACGTGATAGAATCTTTCCACCTTTACCTACAGCTACCATTGTTGGTGATTTAATACCTGCAACAGTTCGTGTACCTACAGTAAATTGATTCTGTGACCAGTTCTTACCAGACCTATTATCTGGTTTAAAAGATGTACCTGGTGGACAATATGCTTCTCGTAGTTCTTCGTTAGTGTCAACACGTCTAGGACTGCGCTAAGTGCATTCTTAGCTATATCTTCGTTTCCACCTACCCACATGATACGTAGTGTTTGGATTCTTGCATATCTGATACACAGCAAAATGTATTAACAGTTCTGTCTTTCCATGTCTAGGGGGGCTTAAGTATTAATAACTCTTTACCGTTTTCTATACTATCTATAATGTTATTTATCCAGTTAGTATGAAAGTCTGCTGTTTCATACTGCTTACCTAGTTCGGTTCGGAAATATTTTTACGGAAGTTAGCAAAATTTTCTAATGCTCCTTTGCGTCATCTGATAGTTCCCAATCTTCTCAGCTGCAGAGTTCGTTGCGTACGTCAATCTTGTAGGCAGCAAGCATACGAGACACAGTAGCTGAGGTGCAACCAAGGAGGGAAGCAGCGTGTGCTACCGTCATCTCGCCTGTTGCAACTGTTTCAGCTATTCCTTCGCTTACGAAAGCTCGGTAATACTGTCCTCGTCTAACAGCTTGCGTGGTCGCCATCATCAGAGCTTCGTTCAGCGTTTAATGGGTTTTACATCAACTTTCTTATTATGTCGCTTTATCTCTAGCAAACTGTCTCTTTTGGCAGGTAGGGGAGTGAAATTTACGCTGTTTACCCTTTAATTTCTTCCTACAACCCTCGGCTATACAGATGACATTACGTGTAGTATCGACCATAAAAAACTATCTTTCCTGTAGATGTTTGCGTAGTGCTAATTATATGGTAACATACTTCAGTTAATTACAAACATTAAACACAAGTAATTTGTTACAGGTGAAGGTGCAATCGGGATGCGGAAAGCTGCTGACTGGCAAGACAGTACACTAGAAAGACAAAGGCAGTACCCAAGGACACTTAGAAAGCTTTAATCAAACTAACCAGTACTAATGCCCGCTAGTGCCCTCAAAGACTATAGACACAGGGGTTTACAGTACAAAAGATTACCAGCATATATTTTTATACATACGTATATACTAGAGAAAGGCTACATTAACATCGGTAGGTCAAA